ATTTTCAGTTCTTAACTATGTATTGAACACGGATCAAGAATTAGAAAATCACAATGATATGTGGCCTAACGGTCCAGTTGATACTGTGTCATATTTTCCAACAGGTGAAGTAGGTGCTATAGGCTCTGGTACTAATTACACCAAAGAGCTTAGAGGTAATCCTGGATACAAGCGTTGGCAGAACTATATAACAGGTGTAGCAGAACGGGTTGGGTATAAATTTCTTAACTTTTTAGGAGCCGAGGAGGCAATCGATTCCACAGAGAATGAACCAATGACCAAAGCCGAAGCATCACTGACAGAATCACTTACCAAAGAATGGTGGGCTGGTAAATTCAGAACATTGATAACAGAAGGAGGGGCTTCTGGTCATATGAATCATCCATTTGATGACAGAGATCTTACATTTGCAGAAATGAAGGAAATGGTTCGTATGTCACTGCAAGGAGAGTTGAACAGAGAATCAGATGTCACAGAAAAAACTGATGGCCAGAATCTGAATGTCACTTTCAAAGATGGCAAAGTAGGAGCAGCTCGTAACAAAGCCACAATTAGACAGCCAATGGATATAGATGCTGTGAAAATGAAATTTGGTGGCAGAGGTGACATATCAGATGCATTTGCATTTGCAATGGAAGATCTGGAAAAGGCAATTCTTGCATTATCACCTGAACAGAGAGATGAAATGTTTCAGAATGGCCGTCGATTTGTGAATTTGGAAATCATATATCCAGCCACAGCAAATGTGATAACATATGGACCAAAAGCTTATTTACAGTTTCATGGTCTGAATGAATTTGATCTGGAATCGGCAACCAAAACGGCATCATTGCCAGAATATGGTACAATGTTACAGAAAATGATATCTGATGTGAATGCAGACACACAAGAGCATTTCAAAATCATTCCTCCAAAAGTCATAACATTATCTAAACTTCCAGATTTCGATGAAAAGGAAAGTTATTATATCAATAGAATAAATCAGCTTCAGAAAGAATATGGATTGAAAGATTCAGACGAAGTTGTGATGTATCATCAACGTTGGTGGGAAAATTATCTGGATTCAAATTTGCCAGATCTGACACCAGAAGAGCGAGAAGGTCTGATACGCAGATGGGCATATAATGATAAATCTTTCAGATTAAATGCTAAAAATATCACAGATCCGGAAACATTGAAACGTGTAACGGACATTGACAAACAAGACATGACCAAATTGAACAAGGCAAACATTGTGAAATTTGAAGACATATTTTTAGAGCTAGGCGCTGAAGTGTTAAGCAATGCATCTGAATTTTTGTCAGCAAATCCATCAGATACAGTTAAAGATCTGCGTAAACAAATTGCCGATACTGTTCGAGATTTGAAGGATAGTGATGACTTAGCATCATTAGACAAAATGAAAACACAATTGAAGCGTATTGAAGCAGCAGGAGGGTTCAAAAAATTAGTGCCTACTGAAGGTATTGTGTTTGTATATAAAGGTAAAACTTACAAATTAACTGGATTATTTGCCCCAGTAAATCAATTGTTAGGTTTAACAAGGTATTCCAGATAACTACATATTTATATGAAAAACGGAGCATTCGAAATGAATCAAAAAGAGAAAATTTTACGTCAAGAAATTAGACGTGTCATCAAATCAACTTTATCAGAAGGTGATTACGGTAAGAAAAAAGATGAAACTAATGAGCAAGAATTGGGAGGAGCTACTTCCACTGCTGCCGGCCGAATTGATAAATTAGTTGATACACAGTACATGAGAGCATTGCAAAAATCATTACAGGTAGGATCGTCTCAACAGAAAGCAGCAGCTGTATTAATGATTGTTCAAAAGCTCATCGGTGATGATCCTCAAGCAGTAAGCAAATTAAAACAACGACTACAGATGAAGTCAGTACGTCAATCAGTTACTGCACCACCAGCAGCTGATGCTATGACTGAAGCTGAATTGAAGGGTACATTGGCTGGTAAGAAAGAAAGATTAGAAAAAACTCAGGCATTCAAAATGTTAAAAAGAGCAATTGAAGGAAAGCCATCTACACAGCAAGTAGATTTTGTATTTTCTATGTTAGATTCTTTACCATTAGATCAGACAGCTAAGAACAGACTTCGCATGAAGTTCAGATCAGAATTCAAATAATATGTCCAATAAGTTACAGAACGTTAAAGCAGTGCGTGATCTGCTAGCTGGTAAGCATAGAACGCAGACCAGAAAAACATTTACATTTTCCAAAGGTCCTGAAAAGGACATGGACGTGGTTGAAAGATTTGAAGACGGTAAACCTAAGGTATGGTATGAAACTGATGCCAAAGGTACTCGACACAAATGGACTCAGAAAGAAGGTTACCGTGTCAAAGAAGCTGCCAATTCATTATTATCATCTATCAAAGACATATTGACAGCTCCGGACAATTGTCCTGAATGTGGTGAGTATATGAAAGGCGATGAAAAGCGTTTGAACTTGAAATTTTATTTCATGCGTAAAAAATGTTTTTCATGTGTATTGAAAGAAGAAAGGCAGATACGTCAGCAAGGTGAAGAGGCTTGGAATGAGTATCAACGAAAAATAATGTCAGATAATGCCGAAGCGTGGTTCAAAGATTGTGACATCGAAGTTGACATTTTAAAAAAGCAGGTAAAGGAAGCATATTGGCATAATGCAGATGGTAGATCAGATGATATTGATATCACACAATTTGTTGAGCGTATGCAAAAAGATTACAGTGAATTAAAAGAAAATATTAGAAAAAATTTAGCAGAACCTAGCAATGAAAAAACTGAAGACAATAGTTGATGAAATAATCAACGAACGATTATTATCAGAAGAAGATATTGAAGCAGCCACTGCTGAGGTCGAAGATGAGGTAAGTGACTTAGCTAAGGATCTGAAAACAGTTGATCTAGAAGGTGATGATTTGCAAACTGAAGCATTGGGCGCATTAACATTAGCTGGCGTTGCATTGTCATTAGGTATGATTGTTAAACTAGTTGGCAAATTCATAAACTTGTTAGGTAAAATACCTGGATTGAAATTTTTATCAGGTGAACGATTAGTTGCCATCGGCGAAAAATATCATCATATCATTGTCGGCGCTATTGAGAAGGCTATTATGAAAGCTGGCGTCAAAGATAAAAAGAAGGCACATAAGGTTGCTGAACTGATACATACATTGATTGTTGCAGCATTGTTATTACAAGGAGGTTCATCAGCTTTACAATATTTGGCAAAAGGTAAATTGAAAATGGTAGGTATCAAAACAGCATTAAACGCAGTTAAATCAGGAGAAATAGCTGAGTATATACAAAAAGTGATACAGACAGTAGAAGATGCCGGCGCTGATCTAGTTTAGGATTAAAAAATGTTATGTCAGAAAAGAAGTCGCTTAAACAAATAATACGAGATGAATTCAAGAAATCGGCGACAGATCCGGTTCATTTCATGCGTAAGTATTGCGTAATTCAACATCCTACTAAAGGTAAGATGTATTTCAATTTATATCCATTTCAACAAGATACTCTTAATGATTTCAAAGACAATCGTTATAACATTATATTGAAGTCCAGGCAGTTAGGTATATCTACTTTATCAGCCGGCTTTATTCTTTGGAACATGTTGTTCAAATCAGATTTCAATGTGTTAGTGATTGCAACTACGCAGGAGGTAGCAAAGAACTTAGTCACAAAGATCAGAGTAATGCATGAAAATTTACCAACCTGGATGAAAGGTACTACGGATGAAGATAATAAACTTTCATTGAGATTGAGAAATGGCTCTCAAGTTAAAGCAGTTTCATCTACAGGTACAGCAGGTAGATCAGAAGCCTTATCACTGTTAGTTATAGACGAGGCAGCATTCATACGAAACATTGGTGAAATATGGGCTTCAGCTCAACAAACATTGTCAACTGGTGGAGGATGTATAGCATTGTCTACACCTAATGGTACTGGTAACTGGTTTCATAAAACATGGGTAGATGCGGAAGCAGCTGGTGAGTTCAATCCAA